GCAGGGTTTCAAACATGGCGTTGCCAATATCCTACGTATACTGGGGGCTATGGGGGTGCCGGTGCTCCGGGAGGGGGATCTCAGTATAACTCCGGAACTTCGGGGAATTCGGGTACCTCCGGAAGCGCGGGAAATCCGGGTAATCCCGGAAATGCGGGAAGTCCGGGTAATTCTGGTAGCGCAGGGAGCGCATCTACTGCAATAGGGCAAACCTTTCCGGGTGGCTCGGGGGGCAATGGGGGTAGCGCGGGGGGATCGGGCAATACTGGTACTGCTGGTGCCGCTGGTCCGGCGGGTTCGGGCGGAAGTGGGGGTTACCAAGGCACTCAGATAGCTGCATGTGCTTACCCGGGTTGCCCTGTCTTCTATAATTTCCAATACGGAGGGTATGCAGGGAATGGGGCCGGAAGTGGCGGTACCTCCTACGGTTATAATGGCACTTTATCGCAATTATATAATGGCTATCAAAACGCCGGTCTTGGTGGTGGTGGTGGGGCGGGTACTAATGGAGATGGAAGTCCCTCCCCAGTCGTAAATTATGTTTTTGCCGGATCTGGGGTAAATACTCCTTCGCATCCTTGGACCGGCGGCCCCGGGGGATCTTGTGGTGGTGGTCCGGGGGGCACTAGATTTTCTGGATATTATGGACCTCCTTGGAATGTTTATGGTACTCCTGCAAGCCCCGGTTATCCACGAGCAGGGGGTGGTGGAGGTGGGGGCGGTGCAGGTAATGGTGGTGCCGGAACTACTGGGGGTGGTGGAGGTGGAAGAGGTCAAGCTAGTAGTGGAGGCGGGGCAGGAACGGCTGGAAACACTGGAAATCCCGGTGGCGCTGGCAATCCCGGTTCCGCAGCTAATCCCTCTACAGTAAACTGCATATCAGTCACTCCGGCGGGATCATACCCAATTGTTGTCCCGACTGGGGGTCAAGTTATAGTTGGATGGAATGCACAATGATGAATAAAGCTCTTCAAAAACGACTTAAAACATTAGACGAAGAAAGACTTCTTCGGGATTTTGAAGCCAACAAAAATCGGGCACGGTCGGTAATGGTTGGCACAAGTTTTGGTGGGGTTACTGAGGTTTCAATGAGAGCAGACGACGGTCGTTCTCTTTGGGCGGTTATGCAGCCCGTGGAAGTCACGGAACTCATCCACCAACTTGCTGCTAATATTGGGTGTCATCTTCAACTTACCCCAAGAGATGATTTTGCCAGTTGGCGAAATTGGCGGGTGACTGAACATCAACATAAACACTTACAAGGTCACCCCTCGTTTCCAAATGATATGGAACCGCACATGAAAGTGGGTACAGATAAATTTTCTCTTGAAGACCAGCGTCGGGCAGATAGTTTTTTTCCGCCCGAAATGACAAGAAACGAACGTGAAATGGAGTTAGAAAATGTTTTGGCAGCTCAAAAAGATATCGACCGGCGAACCATTGAACAGTCCCCAACCCCTACCTGAAAACTGGGGGCCAATTTTTGGGATGTCTGGTTTTATTGACCAGATCGGTGACCTGTCGTTTGTGGGTATTGAAGACCAAGGTTGGTTTCAGGTTGAGGGCTATGCACCTGTTGCACCACCTGTATCTACTCCCGCTGAGTTAGCATGGAACCAAGCCAAGTCTCTTTTGGCTGCATCAGACTGGTCGATGCTTCCAGATGTACCGTTGACCAAGGGCGATAAGTTGTTGTGGCAAGCCTATCGTAAAGCACTACGTGAAGTTCGTCTTCAGGTTGGATTCCCTGACAACATCAATTGGCCGATCAAACCTTGAACGACGAAATTAACCAAGCGTTCTATTTTCCGTCTGCTGTTTACACTAAAAACAAGCCGGAATTCGTGGACATCGTGAAAGCGGTGTCTTACGAGTCTTTTGCCCAACTACCCAAAGACGTAAACGAAATCTATCCAGTTCGCATGAGCCACGATTTAAGCGGCGATGCTAGGCTGGCAGATTTTTCGCAGTATGTTTTGCAAACCGCTTGGAACATTCTTGGGCAACAGGGTTACGCTAATGCCAACCTGAATACGTTTTTTACCGGGGTTTGGACGCAAGAGCACCATAAACACTCGTTGATGGAGCAGCACGTTCACGGCGGGATGGATCAACTGGTTGGGTTTTACTTCCTCGACTGTCCAACTGATTGCTCAAGAGTCTTGTTTCATGATCCTCGCCCCGGTAAAGTACAAATCAACTTGCCAGAAGCAAACATGGCAGAAGCAACGTACGGCAGCAACATGATTAACTTTGCCCCTGAACCGGGGCTGTTGATGTTTTCAAACGCATGGTTACCCCATTCGTTTGGTCGACACGCTGCTAACGAGCCGTTAACTTTTGTGCATTTCAACATTGGCGTGCAGTTTGCACAGACCTGCTGTCCGCCACAAGCTGAAGTAATTTGAACAAGTACCTCATCCGATTCAACAAAAGCCGTGGGCAACCGGGACGGGGTACGATGGAGCATGTGTGGCGAGTGTTTGAGAACGACAAGGAATACTTGTTTAAGCACTTCAAGCTAGAGGTACCCGCTGAAAGTGAAATGTCGGCGGGGCCTGATTGGAACATAGCCTGTCATGGGTACATGACAATTGACCGCGAAACTTCTACGGCCACAATAAAGAGCGATTAATGTTTTTTTGGTTTAAAAAGAAAGAAATTGTTCTTGATTGTTTTACAGCCTCTTCATTGGCATACGAGCACGCAAGACCAGATTTTGCATATAAGTTTTTTCCTGAATGGTTTGTTAAACTTCCAAAAGGTATAAAAAACGAATCAAATGAACTTGTTGGTAGGACAATTAAAGAATGTAGAGGGTTTAAAAGATATTACACGGCTAATACCATAATAATCCCTTGTCCTTACCACATTAAAATTGATGTCGGCACAATAGAACAAAAAGCATTTAATTGGAAAATACAACATCTAAGTGATCAAATTAATATTCATGGGCCTAATCAATTTACGGGTTTTGTTACAGATGACTATCAACACGCAAAAATAAACAGCGTGTGGAGATTTAAAACAAATAAATTTGTAGAATTTATATGGGGCGACCCTATTTGGAATAGAAGCAATTTACTAGACTATACAATATTACCCGCAGTAATTGATTTTAAATACCAAGAAGCAGCCGCTATTAATTTATTTTTTCAATATAAAAAAGACCCATATGAAATCTCATTTAATCTTGGAGACCCTTTAGTTCATTTAGCCCCTCTTTCAGATTATAAAATAAAAATTGCTTACCATCAAATGGACCCCCAAGAAAATTTAGCATATACTTTTTTATGTAATAAATTTAGTAAAACAGATTTACGATACCCATCTAACAAAAAAGTAATAGACGCCACGGACAAACGTAACGCAATGACCCGTTGCCCTTTCCATTTGAGGTAATCATGACTGAGAAGCTGGAGGCCAAATCTCAACTCATTGAGAAAACGGCTTTTGCCGTCTTACCAATTTTGTTCACGTGCGTTGTGTATCTGATGTCGTCGCTGGACAAACTTAGCCACGATGTGACGGTCCTGAATGCCAAAATCAGTCTGGTGGTCACATCAGACAACAAGCAAGCCGCCAACTCCGGGGCTGAACTGGCGCGAGAAAAACTGCGACAGGATCTTGAGAAACAGATCCACGAGAACCGGGAACTGATTCACATTAACCGTGAGCGCATTGTAATTCTCGAAGAACGGATGGCGAGGAAGTAATTTTTCTGTCTTGTACGAACTGTAAGCTACGAGTGGGCATCTGCCCATCAATCACTGGAGATTTTCATGAAAGATTTTATCATTGAAGCTATTGACGGTTCCGAACCGGTTGACGCTCTTCAGGCCCTGTTTGCTGTTGCTTACGCTGTTGCAGCCGAAAATGGTATTGGTCGTTTTACGCTGGCCGAATTGTTCTCGGCTACGGTTGACGCTCACTTCGACGTTGCTGATGCAGTTGAAGTTGCTGAAGAAGACGAACAGACCGACAACTAAGGTCCGGCCCCGGTGCGACCCACCGGGGTTTTTATATGCTATCTTGCGCCGTTTGCCGTGGGGAATTTCTACGAGAAGACCTTATTGTTCACGGTCGTAAGGACTATTTTCTCTGTAGCGCGTGCAAGTCAGACGTAAACCGTCTTGATCGTTTCGGGCTGTCTCCGTCAGATTATGACTTCCTGCTGAAACTTCAGGGGTATAATTGTGCTATCTGTGACAGCCCCCTCAAGCTCAAACAGTACAAATTTGCGGTAGACCACTGCCACGACTCGGATGATGTTCGTGGGATCTTGTGTAAACGATGTAATACGGCGCTGGGCATTTTTGAGGATGACCCGGACATGATCCTGCGAGCCGCAGAATACTTGAACAACCCGCCAGCCTTGGGTAGAGTCAAGAAACATGACGGTCGCAAAAAGGTGACATTTCTTAGGAACGAGTACATCAAGAGGCACGGCAATGGAAATAGTTGAACTCTTCCTGAAAGCATGGCCGGTGCTACTTGGTCTTGTGACGCTCATTATCGTGCTGTCTAAGCTGGACCTACGGGTTGCAGTCCTTGAAGAAAAGATGAAATCTGCTTGGGAGCAGATCAACAAGGTAAAGGACAAAAATGGCTGACTTTAATCCCGCTTTTGAAAAGATGATCCACGACGAAGGTGGATACCAACTAACCGACATTCCGGGCGACCGGGGAGGACAGACGTATGCAGGTATCGCAAGAAAACCAAATCCCGACTGGGCAGGGTGGCAGTACATCGACCGTAAAGACTTTGGGTCAGCTACGCCTTTGGTCCGCGAATTCTATAAATCTAATTTTTGGGATCGTGTCCGAGGTGACGACATTAAGGAACAAGCTGTTGCCGAGACAATCTTTAACTTCTCCGTCAACACCGGAGTCGGCGTTGCAGCCAAACTCGCCCAACTCATCGTCGGCGTCACCCCAGACGGCGCAATCGGCGCAAAAACCGTCGAACGCTTGAACATCTGCACGGTAGAAAAGTTCTTACCGGCTTACGCAATAGCCAAAATTAGCCGGTACGCGCAAATCTGCAACAAAGACAGGTCCCAATCTAAGTTCCTGCTTGGGTGGATCAACCGTACCTTGCAAGGACTCAAGTAATGGACTTAATCGGAATAGGATCAATAATTGAAGGCGTGGGTAAGGTTGCCGGTGACCTCATTACCACCGATAAAGAGAAACTCCAGATGGCGCTTGAAGAGCGCAAACTCGATCTGGAGGAAAAGAAAATTGATCAGGCCACCGACTTGGCGCAGGTGGATATCAATAAAATTGAAGCGGCGTCTAGTAGCCTATTTGTCTCTGGCTGGCGTCCTGCTGTGGGCTGGGTTGGGGTTCTGGGTCTGGCTTACCAATTTCTTGGCTACCCGCTGATGCAATGGTGTTGGGCTTTTGGTCAAAGTTATGACATAATCCCCAAGGGGCTTACCCCTCCCCCGGATCTTGACGTTGAACAACTCATGACGTTGCTGGCTGGCCTTCTTGGGTTTGGTGGTATGCGGTCATTTGAGAAGCACAAGGGTGTTGCGAGTAAGTAATGACGCTCAAAAAGTTCCAGCCTCGTCCCGGTGTAAACAAGGAAAATACCCGCTACGCCAACGAAAATGGTTGGTACGACAGCGATAAAGTCCGGTTTCGCCAAGGCACGCCCGAGAAAATTGGTGGGTGGCAACGTATTTCTGCTTCTACCTTTTTAGGCATATGCCGGTCACTGTGGAACTGGGTAACACTTGGATACGCTAATCTGATTGGGGTAGGAACCAACCTCAAGTTTTACATATCCAACGGTGGTGCGTACTACGACGTTACGCCTATCCGTACAACCACTACTCTTGGAACTAACCCGTTCACGGCTAACGGCACTACGACCGTTACGGTCACTGCTACATCTCATGGCGCAACTACTGGCGATTACGTTACGTTTAGCGGAGCCACGGGTACTTACGCATCGACCCTAAACGCTGAGTACAGCATTACTTATATAAATGCTAACTCGTACTCAATTACTACTTCTACTGCTCTGACCGCCGGTTCTTACGGTGGCTCGGCTGTTTCGGCGGCATATCAGATAAATGTTGGTTCTGCTCTCCAATTACCCCTTACAGGATGGGGTGCCGGACCTTGGAATAACGGTACTTGGGGTAATGGTGGAACTAGTACTAGCTCAATCAGGCTATGGACTCAAAATAATTTTGGTCAAGATTTGATTTTTGGGTATCGTGGAAGCCCTATTTACTACTGGAATGCGGCAAACGGGACCAGCGCCCGTGGAGTTTTACTAAGCTCTTTAGGTGGAACCGTTACGTTTACTAATGCGTCGCCTACTGTAGTTACATTAACCACCGCTTTACCTGTTGGAACCCCTGTTCAATTCGCCGCAACAAGTTCGCTACCAACCGGCGTGTCTGCCGCAACAACCTACTATTTGTCTAACGTATCCGGGCTAACCGCTAACATAACCAACTCATCTGGCACGTTAATTAACACGTCTTCTACTGGATCTGGCGCATATATCTCGCTACTGGTAGACGTGCCGTCTGTGCAAAACATAGTCTACGTATCAGACAATCGGTTTGTTTTTGCGTTTGGTTGCAATGATTACGGGGCATCCTCTCAAAACCCCATGCTCATACGGTGGTCAGCGCAGGAAGATCCTTACGTTTGGACTCCCACCGCCACCAACCAAGCTGGCAGTTTGAACCTTTCTCATGGTTCTGAAATCGTCACGGCTGTCCAGACCCGACAGGAGACGGTTGTTTTTACGGACTCTTCCATTTATTCTTTGCAGTACGTTGGCCCTCCTGCGGTATGGGGTGCTCAAATACTAGGAGATAATATTTCTATCATTGGTCCAAATGCAGCAATAGTTGCTTCGGGCCGCGTGTTTTGGATGGGAATAGATAAGTTTTACGTATATGATGGTCGGGTTAATACGCTTAACTGCGATCTTCGTAAGTATATTTACGACGATATAAACCTTGGGCAAAACCAGCAGGTATTTTGTGGAACCAGCGAAGGCTTCAATGAAGTCTGGTGGTTCTATTGTTCAATTACTGGGCCAAACGGTACAGGCACAGCGACCAACCCCAACACAACAATTGATCGGTACGTAATATATAACTACATCGAAAGCGATGGTAAAGGTGGTCAAGGAGTCTGGTATTACGGTACGATGGCACGTACTGCATGGTTAGATTCGGGATTGCGTAATTACCCTATTGCTGCTACTTATAGTTATAACTTAGTAGACCACGAGCAAGGGGTCGATAACAACGAGACAGCAACAGCCTTACCCATCGAAGCCTACATATCTTCGTCCGAGTTTGATATTGACGACGGGGATCGATTTGGGTTTATTTGGCGCGTGTTGCCCGACATGACGTTTCAAGGGTCTACTGCCGCTAGTCCGTCTGCTGTAATGACGTTGCTACCCATGCAGAATTCCGGGTCAGGTTATAACTCCCCGACATCAGTCGGTGGTAGCGACAACGGAACGGTTACTCGGACCGCCACTGTACCTATCGAACAGTTCACAGGGCAAGTCAATATCCGAGTGCGTGGGCGTCAAATGATTATGAAAGTTGCCTCTACCGATTTAGGTGTGCAGTGGCAACTTGGGTTTCCCCGATTCGATATCCGTCAGGATGGTAGAAGATGACTTATCTTGTTACTGCCGACGATGTGTTGGCTCAAGCTGTTGCGCCTAACTTACCGCTTGCCCCAAACGAATACGAACGACGTTATTTTGACCAACTTACCAACACGTTGCGGCTGTACTTTAATCAGCGCGACAAAATTATTGGGCAGCTAAAAGCTAACGTACCTGTAACGGTAGCTAACCTACCCAGTGCAGCGACCGCAGGTGTTGGGTCTAGGGCGTTCGTAACCGACTCTTCTGTGTCCACATTTGGCACTACGGTAGCTGCTGGCGGGTCAACTAAAGTGCCTGTGTACTCAGACGGTACTAACTGGAAAGTGGGTTAGTTATGGCACAAACTTTTGAAGACGAATACAACCAATCGCAAGAACGTCAGAATGATCCGGAAGGTGACGCCACGTGCTGC